TTCCCACGTAACGCCATCTTGGTTGGACGTAAAGGCTCTTCTTTCTTGGAAAGTGGTTATGTTTATGCACCTTATGTGCCTTTGCAAACTACACCTACAATCTTTGGGCCTGAAGACTTCGTTCCTCGTAAAGGCGTGATGACTCGTTATGGTAAGAAAATGGTACGTCCTGACATGTACGGTTTGGTTATCGTTCGCGACCTTCAAGGAACTACTGGTGGAGCTTAATCAGTAACCACCTGATTCCTAAAGGAAACAAAGACCCCTTCTCTTCGGAGTTGGGGTTTTTTTGTTTTAGCCTATAGATTTAGGTTTTGAGCCACTATTTAATAAGAAAATAAATGAGGCATTTTTATGAAAAGTACAAGACCATCAAAAAATTCTTTTCGCAAACTTCTTATTCGAAAAGAAGGTGTTGAGGAAATTAACAAAAATTTGAGAATGGGAGAGACTTCGATACCTTTGGGGGACGAGGAGGCTCAAATCATCTTGCCTCAAAAGGAAAACACTTGCTCGTATTCGGTCTTGAAAACAGATGGCTTAAATGCCGCCCTCAGAATAACGAATGGTTCCACAGATGGTTTGATGAAAGGTTTGGTATTGGCTACTGATGATACTCCAAGAATTGAAGCAATAGAAATCTCCACAAGAGAAATTGAAATAACATCAGACCTTTATGATGGTTCTTTAGCTAATTTTCTATCTGATGGTCGAGATTGGTTTTGTTGGGGAATGTTTGGAGGAACAGGAGACGTTATCGGACAAAGAGGGACAGTGAATCTTCCACCCAATCATCCAGCAGATAGAAATGAAAACACAGTATTGGATGGACAAGAACCAGCAGCTCAAGAATGGCTTGACCAAAATGCTGCAGACCCTCAAAATCCAACACCCGAAGAGCTACAGAACGCTATTGATTCTGTTGCAAATGAGGAAGAACAAGCTAGAGGAGGCTCATCAGAAACTCCGGCTCCGGTTGTTCCTCAGCCTATCGGTATTGGTGAAGTATTAGCAGACCAACAAGAAGGCGCGTCTCAAGTCACATTTGGCGGAGATGCAACTCCAGGCTCAATAATTGAAGTTTCATTGGATGGAAGTCCTGTTGATACAGTAATCGTTGGAAGCGATGGTTCTTGGTCTTGGAGCACTGAGTATGTTGCAGACGGAAGTTATGATTATACATTCTCCTCATCAGAAGATGTTGATGACGTTGCTGTCACAACAGACATTCAACCTGCTCAAATCTTTGTCTGGGTTGTAGATTCCTCACCTGTCGTAATTGAACGAACAACAGATGATGCTACGGCAGAGACTCAAATTCTAAGCTCAGTGTCTGTTGTTGATGCGCTAGACTCGGAGGCCTCCTTTACAATCACAGTTGATACATTAGGCTATAATGACGCTTTAGTTCATAATGCAACCTTTGTTACAGACTTATCTATTGCTGGTAGCAGCTATAACTTAGATGGTATTGTTAAAGATACTGTTGTTCCAGTTATCACATTGCTTGGAGATAATCCCTTAGATGTAAGTATTGGCTCTCCCGGAGCTGACCCGGGTGCAACGCTAGATGAGAGTGGTACAATAGTTTCTGATTGGAGCACTGTTACTGCTGGTATTTCTGCAGAAGGAACTTATACTGTAACTTATACGGCTACTGATGACGCTGGAAATGCTGCGGCACCTGTCACTAGGACGCTAAATGCAATCGCAGCCAGTATTGATGTTGGTTTGATAATTAGTGATGATTTATTTAACTCACCTGAGCTGACGGTACATGGTACCGCACCTATTGTTGATGGCTCTAACAATCAACTATACAGTTTTGCTGGTAACGGTTCATTTGCATTTAACAGTGGCCTTAAGTATGACTCTTACGACTTTAGTGCCATTCCAGTAACCGGCTCTTATGCTTATAATGGAAGCGCAAGAACCTATTCTCTGTGGTTTAATTCATCAGATGTTAATACAAAAAGCACCTTAATAAGTAAATATGGTAGATTTGGGGCCTCTAATACTTCAAAAGGCTGGTTTGTTGAGTTAGAAAATGGAATCATAAAATCAACAATTGATACGAATGATGCGGTGGGTACTCTTTCTGGTCCTGATGTGACATTTGGAGACCCATTAGATGGAGAGACAGCAATTCAAGCAAGCACTTGGTATCACTTGGTAAATGTTTATGATTCAGGTACTTGTAAGATTTATTTGAACGGTGTTCTCGTGAAAGAAGACCCTATTGCTACGCCGGACCAACAGACTGCAGAATACACACCTATTAACTTGAGTGAAGACTCAATAAATGGCTTGACCGGCGATAACATTTACAGAAGTAGGTTTAGGATAGGCAGTAAAATGGTTAACCCAGTTGGACAAGTACAAGGAGACTTCTTTAATGGCTCCATAGCATACCCGGAAGTTTATTATTCTGAATTGACCTTGTCACAAATACAGTTAATTTATAATTCACAAAACGGAACTCTTTAAAAAATAACAAAAAAAGGAAATAAAAATGGCTAAAACAACAAGAACACCATACAATGCCTCAAGATTTGTAACCAAAGTTATAACATCCAATACTACATTGGGGCAAAGAAACACTGGAACGGTTATCTTTTTAGATAACTCAGAAGCAATTGATTTAACATTAGACTTCTTAGATAATGGCTCCTACTTTAAAATCGTAAAAAGAAATGCCAATAGCGCTGCTTTTACTATTTCATCCCCAAGTTTCTCCGGAGTGCTTTTGCATGACGTGGGAGCTGGAATTGTAACCACGCAAGTTTCTGGTGAGCAAATCAATCTACCACAGTCAGCTTGTGCGGGTTCTTACATCGACCTTGTCTGCGATGGGCAGAAATGGTATGTAATGGGTCTATCTGAAGGTGGAGCTTGGACAGTTGCTTAAATTAAACAATAGGAGATAATCATGGGTAAAAAGAAACAAAGATTAAGATTGCTAGCTAGACAAGCTGCTTTACAGGCAAAGCTTGAAGTTAGCGAGGTTAAAAAAGATTTAAAAGATGATGTAGAAGTCATTAAAGAAGATTTGCAAAAGGCTGCAGAGAAAACAAAAGAAGTTGCCGAAAAAGCTATTGATAAGGCTGAGGAAGTTGCTGAGAAAGCAACAGAGGTAATTCAAGAAGTGGCTGAAAAGATTGAAGAAGTTGTCACAGAAGCGATTGAAACAGCAGAAGACATTGTAGAAGAAACAAAAGAAGCTGTTGACGAAGTTAAAGAGAAAAAGACTACGAGAAAAGCAACTCGCAAAAAGACAACAAAGAAAAAATAAGAATTGTTGTTCATTTTAACCTCCTTTCCCTCGTACATTTAGGTGTACGGGGGTTTCTCTTTTAAAATGACTATTTACTTGGACGGAGGATTTTTCTATGGCATTCCCACCACTTACACCAACATCTACAACATCGGCCATTGTTCTACCAGAAAGGGGGATAGAAGCAGATGTTCTATCTTCATTGGCTATTGGATTTTACAATACAGACTCTTTTTTAACCGGTGCAGCCTCTCAGGTTGCCTATACTTATAATAGATTAGGGGGAGATGTTCTTGACATTGAGCTAACCGCTAAAGAGGTCTATAATAACTACGAGGAGGCCTGTATTGAGTATTCCTACATAGTTAATCTACATCAAGCTAGAAATGCTCTAGGAAGCGCTCTAGGCGGCCCTACGGGCTCATTTGATGAGAAGGGTGCACTCACGGCTGGAGAAGACATTGCCCTTAAGTATCCTAAGTTTCAATTCGATTATGCCTTCAGAGTTGCAGACAAGTTCTCGACAGAATCGGTTATTGGAGGAACTACTCCAATCTATTCTGCATCATTTGACATCACGCCTTTGACTCAAGATTATGATTTACAGGAGATTGTTGAGAATCTAGCAGTTTCAGACCCTAGCTTGCCATTTGCTGATGCGCTTGGAGACGGAACCAACAAATACAGAATAAAGATTCGTCAAATGTATTACATAACTCCGAGACAAATGTGGAGATTCTATGGTTATTACGGTGGATTGAATGTTGTTGGTAACTTCCACAACTATGGACAGTATGCTGATGGTTCAACCTTTGAAGTTATTCCAGCTTGGCAAAATAAGCTACAAGCGATGGCTTATGAGGACCACTTGTATACTAGAACATCACACTATTCTTATGAGATTATTGATAACAAGCTCAGATTATACCCTATGCCAGATAGTGTAACTCAGAAAACCTTCTGGTTTAGATTCTCTGTCGATGGAGGAAATACAGCTTTTGAAGAAGGAGAGTATGATAGTGGCGTTAGTGGTGTTAACAACATGAACACCATGCCGATGGAGAATCTTCCATACGAAAGCATCAACTCAATCGGTAAACAATGGATTCGACGCTTTGCTTTGGCTCTCTCAAAAGAGACTCTCGGACAAATCCGAGGTAAGTTTGGCGGAAATGTTCCTATACCGGGAGATAACATCTCATTGAATGCATCGGACCTTCTGTCTCAAGCACAACAGGAACAACAAATACTTCGCGAAGAATTAAACAAGCAGCTTGATGAAATGCTTTATTCTAAACTAGCAGAGACAGACAAAGCAATGGTTGAAAATACAGATGCCATTGTTCAAAAGACACCAATGAAAATTTTTGTGGGATAAATAAATGTCAGAATGGGAAAGACCAATACAACCTCCATCTCCAATGTTTTTTGGAGAGAAAGAGAGAGACCTTGTTAAGCAAATCAACGATGAAATCATCGAAAGAGTTGTTGGTCAACAGGTTCTTTATTTTCCAATAGACATAGAATCAACAGATTATCATCCTATTTATGGAGAAGCGATTGAGAAAAACTTCCTACATCCGATGAGAGTCTTTGCTTTAGTTGAATTTCAAGGAGTTGAAACTTCCGACATGGAGAACATAGCTCTGGATAAAGCAACAAAGATAAAAGTTAATTTTCACAAAAGAAGATTGACGGAAGACCAAAATCTTTTTGTTAGAGAAGGAGATTTTGTTCGCTTTGGAGAGATTTATTACGAGATTGTTAAACTGATTGAACCAAAAATCCTATTTGGTCAACCAGAATCAAGGTTTGAAATCGGAGCAGAATGCATAAGAGCAAGGGACGGACTATTCAATGCAGGATAAAGTAGAAATTGCAATACCATCAACTCTTGAAAACATAGATACTGCTATCTATCGCTTTATTGATGAGACATTAAATCCTCATACTTTAACAAATGCAGGCACAGAAAAGGTCAATGTTCTTTGGATGGGCTCAGAAAGGACATTTCAAATAAAGAACAATAAAGAATTGAGAGATAAAGTCGGAAAGCTCAGATTGCCTCTGATAACTGTATCAAGAGCATCTGTCGCCAAAGATAATACTTTTAAGGGTTCCGTC